ATCCTAAAACCATTACTAGTGGTAATAGTCGATCTTGAATAACTCATCTTAAAGTCAATAACATCTCCAACACTATATGTATTTCCTGGAATCATAAATGTTTCCAACATTTGAGAAGGACTTGCCGATGATATACTAACGCTAGATTGATTTAATAATCCGGCAAAACTTATTGTGCCACCATCAACCCCAGGCTCACCCTGTATCCCTTGAGGGCCAGTAGGTCCAGCTGGGCCTTGAGGTCCAGTAGCACCCGTAGCTCCGTTAGTTCCGGCAGGTCCGGCAGGCCCTTGAGAACCAGTAGGTCCTGCTACAGCTAAAGGAACCCAATAATCTGTATCTAAATATGGTGGTATTGATGATGTTACTGGGCCATTTACGCAAACGTAAGATACAACTGTTCCACTAGCGTCATCAAGAACAACGTCAGCTAGTTGATATGTAGTTCCTCCATGCCAATAGTATTCCCAAGTTAATCCGCCTGGAACGGCAGGCCCCATTGGACCTTCAGGGCCTTGTGGTCCTGTTGCACCGGTCGCGCCATTAGTACCAGCTGCACCAGCAGGTCCTTGAATACCTTGTGGGCCAATAGGACCTTGCGGGCCTGTTGGACCTTGTGGGCCGGCAGGAATATTGTTTACTTCAATTTGTATACTATTAATTGCGTTTTGCATCTGTTCTAATACAGATTGCGTTGCAGATCCCGGAGTGTTAATCCAACGTGGAGTATTATCATCTCCGCAAGAATCACATGAGCAAGAAGATCCGCAAGAACCCGAGCAAGAACCTGATCCTGAACAACCGCAAGAAGATTCACCTCCAACTAATTCATTCATTAAGTTCAAATACTCATTAGCCTTAGCTGTATTGCCACAAGCTCTCTCCATTTGATATTGAGAGTAGTAAGCATTCATTAAAGTCAATTGCTTCGCGTAACGAGGAGTTGTAACACCACAAGCAACATCAGAATTAAATGCTTGAGTCATGCCATCAATACATCCGTTAATCGAGCATAATTGACCTACGCAAGCTACATTGTGATTTACAGTTTTCTTTAATTGATATTCAATAACAAGATTATCTTCCTGTGTATACAACAATTGAACATCCATAACAGCTGCCCACATTCCTGTAGCAAGAGTGTTTACAGTTAGTGAGTAATTTCCTGTAGTAATAGGACTTTGTTCACTCTCAACAGGATTAACACTAGGTGTTGGATTAACCAAACCATCTGGGTAGTATAAATATAATACACGAGAAAGAATCTCAGGGCTACTAGCAGTACCTGCGTTATTTCCGTAATAAGTAGAATCAGTTGCTGTAATTAAACCGGTTGGGTAATAATCGCAATTATGCTCTACAGTAAAACAGGCAGTCAAAGTATCAGCACCTAAATAAGTGAAAGATACAGCTGTGTATGTTTCAGGATCATTAAGATCAATAACTGAAGTTCCGTACTTTAATGTATAGTTTCCGTATACAATTTTATTTGATGTATCTAAAGGAAGATTAAAATAAATCGACTGTGTACCACCGCCAATTAATTCATTTCCTATTGAATTTTTTGTAACGAAAGCAACACCAGATGGTCCAGTGATAATACCATACAGATTTTGAGAAACTGTCTGATCAACCTTTACCTTTTTAGTGGTTATGTCAAAGTGTAATGTAGTAGCCATTTTTTTTATTACGAATTATACCACGAAGATAAAAAAAAATAGGGTACAAACTGTACCCCATTTCAGATTTTTATGAAATATTCTTAGCTAATAGCCTTCTTAACAAGGTTTAAGGCTTTTTTATCCTTAGATAGGAAGTCTGCCAGTCCTTGTTTATCGTCTACAGGAAGATCTGCAAGAGTTACTTCTTTGCCGTTGTAAATAAGAATTGTTTGTGTTCCATCCATGCTTGGTACTAAACGATCTAAGTTCCATGCCTTTTCAATGATATCTAAGATATCGTTATTTTGAGGAGGGGTTAGAGTATCAATTACATATTCACGGTACTCGGCTTTCTTATCCATTGCAGAGTAGATACGAGAAATAATTACTTCTTTAGTATCGTCAGCATTAACACCTACATTGCTCTTAGCAAAAGAAATTAACTCCTCTTTAGTCATATTAGCAATAGCTACCTTAGCACGAGCTTCAGCCATTTGTGCATTTGCTTTTTCTGTAGCTTCTCTTTCAACCATTAAGAATTTATAAGGAGAGTTAAATCTTCCCTTTAAACCATTGGCAAAAAGACCGCTAAAGTTATATACATACCATAACAATTCTTTATCCTTGCGTGGATCGAAAATGAAATTAGCATCAATAGGCATAGATTTAGCAGAAAAAACCTTACGTCCGTCATTTCTATATTGCGGAGGTCCATCACTAAAACGAATTTCTCTTTGTTCCCCTGTTACAGGATCTACAAAATTATGAAACAGCAACATTCCGTGTTTAGGTTTTGCAAATACCATTGGAATGATTGGATTATTTGTCTGTAGTTTTCTTACTGAATCACCATTGTGAGTCATTCTAACAGATTTGTTTTTTAACATGAAGTCTGGAAATACAGACTTAAGTTGATTTAAATCCTCTGCATCAAGCGAGAATTTTTCACCGTCCATAAATAGCATAGTGTGTGATTTTTTGTGTTGTTTTTTTTGTGTGTAAAAAGAAAAAAAAGGGAGGGAGAAACTCACCTCCCCTTTTTATATATTAATCCAAAAATTATGGATTTACTGGGCTAAGCTTAGTGAACTGCTCCAATACGAAGAAGTCAAATCCTAAGTCTGAAGACAAGTAAAGTTTAGCAACATCACTTGGTCCGATCTTACGAGCAGAAGCACGTCCATCGTCAGTGATTTCCATGAAGCGGCTATATCCGTTCATTTCCTTGTAAACCAACTCGATACGGTTGCGAAGAACACCTTCAGCATCAGCCATCTTGTTCAATGGAATAACCCATCCACGACGACGTAAAGCGTTAGTATTAACAGCAGCCAAAGTAGTTGGATCTTGCATGAAACGAGCTTGCTTCAACATGAAGTTGTAACCATCAACGATCAAACCTTGGTAAGAAAGAGATCCTGTTAATGCTTCAACATCACTCATGTTACCACCGAAGAATACGTCAGCAACAGAAGAGTTCAATGCGTTTACGTTAGCATTAGCAAAGTAACCTGTAGATTGAGCATCTTGGTTGATTTCAGAGTACAACTCTTGAGTTAACCAAGTCAAGAACAAGTTGCTAGAGTAACGCTTAGACATTTCAGTAGCAATTGTACGCAAATCTTCAACACCAAAGTCACCAGCAGCAGCTCCAATCTCAGCAGTGTATCCTCTTGCACCAATCTCAGCGTCAAGACCAGAGAAAGTTTGTGGAACAGCAGCGTTAGTTTGAGCTTGACCGAAGATCATTGATAAAGCGATTTGCTTGATCAAACGATATTCAGCTTCGTCTTGACCTTCGTAGAAGAAACCGTTCATCTTCTTAGTACGACCATCACCGTACTCAACTTCCATGAATTGAGGGGCGTTAGTTTTTTGAGTACCAGTCAACTCATAAGTCTCTTTGAAGATTTGAGTTTGCCAGTTGTACTTAGTCCAGAAAGACTGAGAAGAACTTGGTTGGTCTGAACCTTCAGCCCAAGCAGAACCTACAACGATCAAAGTAACGTCTCCAGTAACACCAGTAAGAGATCCTGTTTGAACAGCATCAAGAGTTACAGTGTATACGTTAGCAACAGGAGCAGAAACAGCAGATACACGAGCCAAAGGAAGAGAAGCTTCAGAAGCAATCATAACCACTTGACCAACTTTAGCGTAGATCAAATCGATGTTAGTAGAACCTACAGTCTCAGCAGTAACTTCTACAGTGATTTGACTAGCACCAGTTGCATCAACAGCACCGTTGATTGGAGCATCGTAGAAACCTTTTTCCCAGTGCCATCCAGTGATGTTTTGAACACCACGCTTCATTCCTAATCCCATCAAAAGTTGGAAGTCAGAAAGACCGTTGTCACCGTACTTGTTTTTCAAGGTACGTAAGTAATGTGGAACCAAAAGTCCACTTGTGTATGAAGCGTCAAATAACGATAATAGACCGCCATTTAAACCTTCACCCGAAACAGGAGCAAATGTATTTGCCATTGTAATGAATGTTTAAAATTAATAAATCACTTTTTATTGTTGTGATTCGAAGTACCTTTGTAGTTGAGACTTCTCAGACTTGCCGTCGGGTTTCTCGTGTTTAACTACTTCTGATCCATTATGGAACTCTCTAAGGGCTGATTCTTGGGCCTCCCCTCTTACAGCGGTTATTAGAGCTTTATATACATTCTTCGCTTCAAGTGCCTCAGCACGTGTGCGGATGTACATATTTATAGCATCCATATTTTGTTCATTAGCAGGTAAAGGGTTCGCAGAAATAATTCCCATGACCTCTTGATTAATTTGGGTTCTAGTCTCCTCCGACACCGAAGTCTTTACTTTTAAACCATCAATCTCAATGTCAAGTTCGTTAATCTTTGATGCCTCTGTTACAATCGGCTTCCAATCACTAACTAACTTATTAACACCTTCTTTCTCAGTGTTAATTTGTTCTCGCAAAGATGCAATAAAATCTTTATTCTCACCAATATTTTTTAATTTTTCTTCTACTATAGAGATATTTTTTCCCAACTTCATTTTCATTGTTTTTGGGATATCTTCACTAGAGGCATTAACGTAAGTGTTATTCTCCTCCGCAATAGTCTCACAGATCTCTTCAAAAGTCAAGTCTTCCAATAGAGAAGGATCTTTAATTACTTCAGCAAGTGCCATTGTTTGAATAGGAGTATCACGCATATCAGATGCGGTCTTACCAACAAATTTATTGGCAACATCTAAGTCATTAATCCCCGTACTCTTAATGAAAGAATTTAAGTTCGCTAATTTCTCATTTGCAAATGGAGACTCTAATTGACGAACTAGAGTTTCTCTTTCTGAGATGTAAGGTTCAAATTCATCAAACTTCTTAGCACGCTCTTCAATCGTCATGTACTTCTCTTTGATAGAATCAATAGACTCGAAGTCTCCGAAGATTGCCTTTAAATCAGAAGCCTTAAATGTAGGCTCTTCAATAGGCGTGTTATCAATAGGCTCAATATTTTCTGTAGCATTATTTACTACAGGAGGAGTTTCCTGTACATTACTCTGTTCAGGAGACAACCCCAACGCATCAAAGATGCTTGTTGCTTTCATTTCATTTTCCATACGTGTATTATTTGTGTGTGTTTTTATTTTACTTTTTTCTCATAGAGCCTGTGATCTCTGCCCCAGTCTGTTCTTGAAGGTATGCCTCTGTTTTAAGTTCAGAAATATTACCCTCTGTTTTAGCAGCCTGTAAAGCTTGAGCTTCTTGTATTCTCAATTGAGAGAGTACAGTCTCCTGTTCAATAGTAGCATTTTTCTTAGCGTCAATCTTAGCCAATTCAGCATCTAACTTAGCTTTCTCTAAATCAATTAATGATTGAGATTGTGCCTGTTGATTCTGAGCCGCCATTTCATCGTTGTACTTTCTCTTCTTAGCAGACTTGTAATTTAAATACCATGTAGCCTCTTTGATTCGCCCTTTCTCTAACATTTCAATGATCATAGTATAATCAGCAAGTTCTATCTCAGGCATACCGTTACGACCTACCTTGAGAGCAGTTTCTGCCGCCTCTAATATTTTCATCTTCTGTGTCTGAGAAACTTTATTTGAAAGAGAAAGACCTAATTCATCAAGAGTCATTTCAGATCCAGTCAACATAGCGTCTACAGAAGCTTGGCCAAATACACCGCTATAATAATCTCTTGTAGCTTTATCATATCTCATTGTGGTTAAGGCACGTAGAATAATATTCTCAGCAGCCTTAATCTTCAATTGTTCGATTGCTTGTTGCAATGGCCATAAAGCGTTATTAGTAGCCTCAATTTCTAATTCTGCAATACCAACAAGTTTATCCCCCTTAGCAGGAGAACCAGCCATAGTTGGAGTAATACCTGTAATCTGCAATAACTTTTCAACATCGTGTTGATACGCTGTGATCCATTCTGCTAATTGCTTACCAATACCACCCTCTAGCTCATCAAATGAGCGAGAAGTATTTACCTTTCCTCCTAAGATTGATGACTTGTAAAAGAAATTACCTGTTTGTGAATAAACCTGTACAAGATCAAATGGAGTGTACATAGTACCTGCGATACTATTAATATTTAACGCTCCGATATCAATTGCAATACCCTTAGGAGCAGCTGCTAATTTAGCCGCCTGTAATTTAAGGTGGTTAATTTGCATTGAGTCATAGATAGGCATTGCCGTCTCTGTGATAGACTTCCCGGGTATTCTTAAGAAACGATAAGAAAGTTGAGGCTTTTGCTTATTAACTCTCTTCATGTTCTTTTGCTTGCCACCTACAGTAATGTTAGCACCTGGCAAGAAAAAACCTTCATATATAAAATGGCCGTCAATAACCACCGTTTTCTTCTTCTCCGTATTTACAACATCACCGAACATATCCTTGTAGAACTGCACGCTACCATCTCTATTTCTCTTCTTGAAATAATTGCTGTCCTTAGAGATATATTCAAATTCCAATACATCAACAAAGAAGTCATCGTAACGCATACGGTCTGTAATAGTATCTCTTTGAGAGTACCAAGACCATCCGTATCTGTCGTTAGCATAAACAGTATCGTAAGACCATTTAGCAATCTTAGATACAAGACCTTCAGTCTCATCTTCAGAGTATCCGTTTTGAAGAAGAATCTTACGAACTTCTGGCAAACTATATTTTTGGAAATGACCTCCAAATGGGCTGTTGTCTCCTTGGCTCTCATCTGTCCAAGCACAAACAAATTTAGTAACGTCAATATACTTAACCTTTGCCATTCCTGTATCAGGATCAGTATAATCTTTAACTACTATAAATCCATAATTCATAGCGTCATCCTTAAGCTGACGCTCAATCTTTGTCCAGTCACTATTCTTAAAACCAAACTCCGCAAGCTTTTCAATGCCAATCTCAAAGTTTAATTTAAACCCGCCAAGAGTCTCATATAGCTCTAATTCTGTAATGTTTTCAGGAACAAACTCATTATCAGCTAATTGAGGTTTACCTATCTTTCTTAAGATAGGATCTAACTTACTCTTAATATATAATTGGTACTTCTTTAAAGCTCTTTGATTGCGAGCATCAGGATTAATAGAGTCTACTTGTATTCTTTGATTCTCTGTGCCTAATACAGACATGATAATTCTCTTGATCTCAGGAGCCATAGAGAATGGAGTAAAGTCGATATTTGCATATCCCTTACGTCTGCTTCGCGCATTAGCATTATTAAAATTAGAATTACCCTTAGACTTTTCGTCACCACGGGTAGCCCACATATCAATATATTTCTGAGGGCTTTGTCTTCCTTCAGAGTAATTTCTTATTTCAAATAAACGAGCAAGGTCATTACGACTGTAGTACGTTTTGTTATTTTCATAACGATAAAAAATGGCACGGCCAACTTGAGATAACCAATTGTTATTCTTTTTCTTAGGATCAATATCATCCTTAGGCCACAGTACAGTATATTCGTTCATATTTTAATAATCAAAAGTAATCAAAAGTACCAAATAAATCACCATCAATTTTAGAAGCTTCTTCATTCATTTCTACAAATTTAGGGTATAATGACTTACTTCCCAAAAGTGCGTAGCCTCCAGCTGTAAACAAATCGTACTTTGTCATCTCTGCTCTACCATCAATATTTGCCGTTTCTTCTAAAATCTCAATATGATTCTCATACTCACATCCATCCTTCAAGTACTGTTCCCACGTGTCAAAGATATCCTGTTTTGCTGAGTTATTAGAGCCGTCCGTGGTAATTCTACCTGGTAATGGCTTCTTCTCTCCCTGCTCATTCATATCGTACAACAAGTAACCGCTAAGCTTCCACTCTAAGAAGTGTTCGTAGAGGTGAGTAATGTTCATCTCAGGATATAACATAGCCCCGTAAAATACGCAAGCCTTTGCCATATCATCAGCATACTCCTCTCTACCTACATCTCTTTGTTTGTAAGTAAGTACAAATTTATCACTATTCCATT